GATATAAAATGATACTTTATACAGAACAACAATTAGAGGAGTCTTGGCACATACATTGCGCAGAAATATTATACAGTAATGTTGAAAGCAAAGTACAAGTTGTATTGCCAACACTAGAAGAATTTAGACCTATATATGAAGAGGCTATGGAGGACTACATGAATTATGGCGAACGATAGAGTAAGTAGAGCAACAGCGGAGTTAGTACCCCTTCCGCCACATACTTGGTATGTGAGAACTGTGGGTTGGTTATTAGAACAACAAAAAGTACAAGAGAACATTAAAGATGTACCAGAGAATGCACCACTAAAAGCAGCACTAATAAAAGAAGGCATACGGTCACCGTTTTTATGTATGCCAAACTGGTACCCAATAGCAGGTAGTCAAAGACTAAGAGTATTAGTAGATGTACCTGAATTACATAGTGCAGAAGTGAGAGTATGTAAATTCGATAAGGAATGGTGGTTATTATATTATTTATGGGGTGACGAAGAGTTTAGAAACAAAGCAATTGCTATTTGGTTTCAAATGGCAGAATTAGTATGGAAGTCAATGTATTATGAAGACGACCCTACATTTTTAGAACACGAAGCATTAGGAGATGAGTTACCTTGGAAGCACAAGTCAAAGTTAACGGGCAAGTTATAATTCTAGCAGATACTAACCCTTTACATCAAGATGGGTATTGTCAATGGAAAAATATACTGACAGGACAGATATGGAATATCGATGGCAGTGAGGCACAGGTATGCTTTAATGCTGAGTTAGCAGATGAATTTAAAATTAATTTTCTTGCTCCAGTAATAACTAGACCGAATACCGTAGAAATATGTAGAAACAATAAAATAATAGAGCATACATGGGTAGAGATAATAGACACAGAATTAGACCAGAATCAAATTATGGTACATGATTTATATGATGGGAATATATTTGTAGACATATGGGAAAAAGGTGTAGGTTATGTACCTAGTTGCGGAACAGGAGCTGCATCTGCAGCATTATTTAGTGACAATATATTTGTAGATGTATATTGTAGAGGCGGTAAGTATACAATCAAAAAGGATTATTACAGATGGACTATGGAAGCGGAAAATATTTCTTGACACAAACTTAAAATTTTGATATAATATATATAATTATGATAGCAGAAGAATTACTACAAAGCAAAGGAATACAGTACCAAGTAAGTGGGAAGGATGCAAAAATACATTGTTTGAATCCTGAGCATGATGATACTAACCCCTCAATGAGAGTCGATAGAATAACAGGAATATTCCATTGCTTCTCGTGTGGCTATAAAGGTAATTTATTTACATACTTCGGTGCTCCCGAATCTCCAACTGAGGTTCGTATACACCGAATAAAAGACAAGATACAAAAAGTTAAAAGCGAAACTGTCGGCATACAACTCCCAAAAGACAGATTGGAATGGAGAGGTGGAGGATTTCGGAACATTTCCGAAGAGACTCTTGCAATCTGGGATGCGTTCACATGGAATGTACCTAGATTTGAGAATCGTATCATCTTTCCAATCCGAGACATTACAGGGAAGACAGTTTCATTGATAGGTAGAAGTCTGGACGATTTTAGTACAATGAAGTACTATATCTATCCAACAGGAGCGGAGATGCCGTTCTGTCCAGCAAAAGTAAAACCTATGCAAGGAAGAGTTATATTAACAGAGGGTATATTTGATGCCCTCAATCTTTGGGACAAAGGTCTCAAAAATTCTGTGTGCTGTTTCGGTACACAGCAAGTGAGTTGGGTCAAACTAAGTCTACTGAAGCTACAAGGCGTTCAAGGTATAGATATTATGTTTGATGGGGATGAGGCGGGCAGACAAGCTAGTGAGAAAGCGAAAGAGATTGCTGAGAAACTAGACATGAGTGCCAGGATAGTAAAGTTACGAGATAACATAGACCCTGGCAATTTAACAAAACCAGAAATAGAGAGATTAAAAGAAAAATTATATGGCTAAAGTAGCACTAATAGAAACAACACCTAGTTCCACGAACTTTGATAGATACTTCGACTTTGAGTTCGAAAGGTTTGCATTGTGTAGTGATTCTAGTAAAAGAAAAATTTTGAAAAAAGATGTAGATATCGAAATCGATGTCGATGCGTACGATTGGCTCATTCTAGTAGGTTCTGAGCCCTTCAAAAACTTCACGAGAAAGACATCAATAACTGAGTACAATGGAAAAATAATTGATGATAAATTTTTGGCTTTAATTAACCCTGCAATGATAAAGTTCAGACCAGAGGCAAAGAAGTCATTCGAGGAAGCAGTCGAGAGTATAACAGGATATGTAAGCGGAGATCTTCAGCAAGTATCCTTAGGAGAAGACAAATGTTATGGAATCACAGATAGTAGAGACCTATACATATTTTTAGACAAAGCACTTGATTCAGACTATGACTTCATAGCACTTGACTCAGAAACATCAGCGTTATACTGTAGAGATGGTTATATGCTAGGTTTCTCAATGAGTTATGAACCAGAGCATGGCGTTTATGTAGATTGTGATTGTATAGATGAGAAAGCAGAAAAGCTTATGCAACAACTATTCGATAAGAAAAGAGTAGTCTTTCACAATGCTAAGTTTGATTTACAATGGTTTATTTATCATTTCAACTTCAAGTTTCCAAGATTTGAAGACACTATGCTTATGCATTATATGTTTGATGAAAATCCAGGTACGCATGGTCTAAAGACACTAGCAATTAAACATACTGAGTACGGAGACTATGAGGCAGAACTTGATAACTGGGTAACAGATTATCGTAAGAGAACTGGTATACTCAAAGCAAGTTTCAGTTATGATTTGATACCATTTGATGTAATGAAGAACTATGCTGCAATGGATGCAGTTGTTACCTTCTTACTATTCCAAAAGTTTGAAACAGCAATACTAAAGAATGAGAAACTTTATTGGGTTTACAAGAACTTACTGATAGAAGGTTGTAGATTTTTGAGTCAAGTAGAAAGTAATGGTGTACCATTTGATGCAGTTAGATTACAGTTTGGTCAAAAGCGTATGCAAGAAGATATTGATGCCGCAGTAGAGAAACTAAATAGTTATCCTGAAGTGAGACAATTTATCAAAGACAAAGGCGGGTTCAACCCGAACTCAACAGTACAATTACGAAGTCTATTATTTGATTATGTAGGCTTAGCCCCAACGGGTAAGAAAACGGGTACTGGAGCTGATAGCACAGATGCAGAAAGTTTACAGAAACTTGCAAGTAAGCATGCGATACCCGAGTTGATTTTAGAAGTTCGACAGAAAGTAAAAATCAAAACTACATATCTTGATAAAATTATACCTGCACTCGATATGGACGGCAGGTTACGAACAAACTTCAATCTACACGGTACGACATCGGGTCGTCTAAGTAGTAGTGGTAAACTGAATATGCAACAGCTTCCGAGAGACAATCCAACAGTAAAGGGTTGTATCAAAGCAAAAGCAGGTAATAAGATAGTCGCAATGGACTTAACAACAGCAGAAGTATATTGTGCTGCAGTTTTGGCAGATGATAAAAACTTAATGAAAGTATTCTCAGATGGTGGGAACTTTCACTCAACCATTGCAAAACAAGTATTCAAACTACCAGGTGAGGTAGAAGATGTAGCAGAACACTACACAGCAGAAAGACAACAAGCAAAGGCAGTTACATTCGGTATAATGTATGGAGCTGGCCCTGCAAAAATCAGTGAACAGGTTACCAAGGATTCAGGTAAATACTTTAGTCCTGCAGAAGCTAAACATACTATTGATGATTACTTCGAAGCTTTTCCTAAACTAAAAGGGTGGCTCAATAACACACAGAAATTTATACAAGCGAATGGCTTTATATACAGTCATTTCGGCAGAAAGAGAAGACTACCAAATGTATTCTCACAAGACAAAGGTATTGCATCACATGAAGTAAGAAGTGGTGTAAATGCTCTCGTTCAATCCGTAGCAAGTGATGTAAACTTACTCGGAGCGATAGAGATGCAGAAGTATATAGTCAAGACAGGAATGAAGTCAAAGATATTTGCACTTGTTCATGACTCTGTGTTAGCAGAAGTTCCTCTTGATGAAGTAGAATTATATAGTGCAAAACTGAAAGAATTTATACAGAGAGACCGTGGTCTTTCTGTGCCAGGAACCCCGATTGGATGTGACTTTGATGTAGCTGATGATTATAGCTTAGGAAAGTTTGAAAAGCTATATGATTTGTCGTAATGAAACAATCTTTATACATATACCAAAGTGTGGCGGGACTGCCATCACAGCTCAGTATTTACATAAGTATGGTGTTCCAACTGACCCACAAATGCGAGTGGGAACACAGACCTGGAGTCAAGGATATGCAACTCATTATATAAGAGGTTGGAGAAATCATCCACCCTATAAAATGTATACTATGAATATGCATGCAACTTACGACCAGTATGCCTTACAATATCCTGATTGGAAATACCTTTCATCAGTAAGACATCCATATAATCGTTTTCGTAGTGCATGGAATCATCTATCAGATATTGAATTAGTAGATACACCTTTTAAAAATTGGGTTCCTCGTGCCATTGCTAGTATGCAAGAGGGTAAGTGGAACAAGTGTATAGATGACAAAGATGCATTGTATGAATTACATATAATGAAACCATCGTTTGACCCAAGTATAGTTATGAAACCACAATGGCAATGGATAAGACCAGGAGTAGAAGTTCATAAGTTAGAAGATAAAACTATTTGGGAGAAACTAAAGATAAAAGAAGCTAGAAAGAATGTAAGTCAAAGCAGACCTTATGAATGGACAGATAAAAACAAAGAGTTAATATACGAGTATTACAAGAAAGATTTTGAGGATTTTTATTATGGAGCCTAAGACTTACTTAGATTTCGAGGATAGACAGCATAAAGGCGAGGGCGTAGCTGATTTTGAGAATATAGATACTATTATACCTCACGGTGGTGGAATAGAAAGCCAAGCAGCTTTGGCATGGGCAATAGATACAGGTAAAAAGCCTATTGTTTGGACAGATTTAATTGCAGAAGTGCCTGGAGCACATAACTTAGTTCTTGCTGCTAGAAAGTCAGCAGACTATTTTAAAGTGCCATTTGTATTGAGTACTAATTCAATACCTATGAAATCTATAAACATACCTGCAGGGTTTTTAAACATTGATAATGTAGTAAAACTAATAGTAGGAAACCCACAGTGGGCTATAGAATATGTTGTATTTGGAACGAACACTGATGATAGTGGACAACAAAGAGGTATGTTAAAAAATGTACAAAGAAATGTAGAAATGATAAAAAATCAAGAGTGGGAAATACATGGGTTGCAGTGGGAAAAGAAATTAGGTACACCCCTAATGTTATTTCCATTTGAGCATAATACAAAGTCAGAGATATACTCATTTATTATGAGAAAATATCCTGTCCTAGTAGATTATGCATGGACTTGTATGCAACCAGTACAAGTAAAAAAAGATAAAAGATGGTTGCCTTGCGGTAAGTGTGCTAAATGTATAGAGTACAAGGCAGCAAAACAAACAGCAGAAAATGCATGGTTGAAAGTAAAAGTAGGAAAAAATTATAAGGATTTATTGAAGTGAAAGTATTAATTTTTGGAC